AAAGCCTAGACCGGCGTACATCAGTGCTCCACCGAGCGCCATAAACGCCGGAACGAGTGTATAAAGGTTCATCGCAAGTTGAGGCAATAATGTTATGTTTTGAAGCATTAGATCAAAGAATGCTGTCATGCTATCAATAAGCAGCGAGATTGCGTAGAAGATACCAGCTAACCCAAATGCCATTGCTGTCAGAGCAAGGATAACCGGCATTGAGACTGATTGCATGAACACAAATGCCAATGCAAGAGCTACAACAAGCCCAGCCATTACTCCGAATAGCAAGTAAAACTCAGGAGAATTTTTCTGGTGAAGAATTGCTGACATAGCTAAGAAAACAAGCCCAACGACACCCATTGAAGCATTGAGGTTCATAAAAGCATATCCTAAGAGGCCTACACCAACTATCAATCCTATAATTGCAGTATTGGTTGGCCCGAACATCTTTTCTAGAGCATACATAACAGCAACAGCCGCGCCAATGTATCCAAAAGTTTTAAGAGTTGCCATTCCTAATCGTATGAAGCTAGCCGACAATGTCTCTACTCCAAGTGCGGATAAAATAAAATTTGCCGATGCTATCGCTGCTTTTGCTGCTGCAATAGTTAAATCTACCGCAGTGGCGGCAATAGCTAAAGATAAAAGAGTAAAGCCAACAATTAAAACATCTAAAATACCAGTGTCATTTAAAAATTGAAAAAATGATGCAAATACTGAAATTACTGAACTTACTGCTGCTATTAATGGACCGAATGCTAACCCGAGCTTTGTTATTGCAATTTGAAGCTGCTGTGTGGCGGGGACCATTTCTTGTGCAAGATCCGCTAATTCTTTTTCTGTTGCTGCTCTTGCTTGCATGTCTTTGTTATATTTCATATACTCTGCTTGAGACATGTTAAGAAGTCTTTGCGCTTCTCCAACATCTTTTAGTCCAAGTGATTGTGCAACATACATTTGTGTATACTTATCAAGACCGTCAAAGCCACCAACGGCTGTATTGATTTCATTTCTTAATAGATTGAGTCTGTCCTCGGTCGATGCGTTGATCATTGAGAGTGTGCTCAAGTTTGTTCCAAGAACGGCATTCAATTGTCCGGTGATCTCAGCGGCTTTGCTGAACGAATCGAATTGCTTTCCAAGGTTGACCAAAGAAGAGATCTCGATGCCTGTTGCTTTGGCTTGTGCCGCAAGGTCAACAAAGACTTGCTCCATTCTATCACCTTCGGTTACAAGATAGCCTGAGACCGCACCAAAGTCGGACATCATTTTTGAAGATGTGATACCAATGTTCTTTCCTGCCATGGCGATACGTCTTGTCATATCTGTCGCAGCGTCAGCAGAAAGACCCATTGATCTTTGCATGAAGTCCATGGCCTTTGCAGATTCTGATGCAGATACGCCAAGCTGCTCAAGGAGAGCAACATTTTTTACCATTGCTTTATTTGCTTCCTCGGCTTGTGGGTTGAATGCTGAGAAATTCTGAGCAAGAGCGCCATATGCTTTTCCGACTTCTGCGATTCCAACACCGGCAAAGATTGTCTCATTTGCAACAGCCATCATCTGGCCTCTGAAGTCTCCGGTAAACCCTGTTGATCTTCTAAAGGAAGCGTTTGCTTGTTCGGTCGCAACAAACACCGCAATCATTGATTCTGCGACTTTTTCTAAGAAAGCGACGGCAAGATTCGCAGGATCGAACATGTCGCTCAATGATTTGCCAATCATCTTGGCTGCCTCGCCTGTAGCATGAGCTTCACTAAGCATTTGAGAAAACTTGCCAATGTTTGTATCTTGAAAATTCGCAGCGAGCCCAAGTTTCGCTCCCATGCCAGCAACAGCGGTATTTATTTTTCCTTGAGTATCTTTAATAAATTCTGCTTTTTTACCTTGGGCTTCAGCAGTTTTGAGCATTTCTTCTGCTCGCTGTTTCATCAATTCTTGAATTTTGTCTGCGTCTAATGTAATGTCAAGCAAGTTAATTTCAGCTTCGTATTTTTGATAAATACTGTTCAATTCATCTTGAGACTTTTGGTTTAAGCCTTCCATTGCTTTATTGAGATCTTGTAACTTAAAGTCGCTTTTTTCAAAAACACTTTTGATTTCATTTGCAATTGCTGCCTGCTCCTTAAGCGCAGCGATGTATGCACCACTGCTATTTCTTTGAGAATTAGCAAGCTCCTGCTCAAGCTTTAATCTTTCTCTGACAATCTCGAGTCTTTCTTTCTCGAGTTTGACCTCTTCTTCAAGATTTTCTAATTCAGCCACTTATCAACCCTCGTCAACAAAGGGCCAGCGAATTCCAGTTTTGTCCTCGAATTTTTGAACGGCCGTTTGCAGCAAACCTCGTTGTTTGTTTGTCATTGGATGATCTTTGCCAAATTGAGAATAAGCTTCAAGATATTGCTTCTCCATAAACAAAGCGTCAGCATAAGCTTTAATGTCCTCGGCTTCTCCTCGGATAATAAACTTAAGCTTATTGTCAGCTTCTTCTTCCTTCAAAGACATATTAAGGCTAAAGTCTTTGCCAAACATTTGTTGCAGTAAAGTCTTTGACCATGCGCCGATCATTCGAAGCCAGCTTTCATTTAGTTGATTCTTTTTGGTTAAATCGATAACAATCATAACGAGTTCCTCATACAATAATTAGATCATAAAGAAAAATGCTCCATGGGAGCATTAATCATCTTGCTTTTCTCATTGCCTTTTCATTTGCTTCTTTTTCCTTTTCGTATTCTTGAACGGTTCGGTTAAGCCACCATTCTCGAAGACCGACAGGAAGATTATAAAGCTCAATCAAAGACCATGCGCCATAATGTTTTAAAATGAAGAATTGTTCGTAAACATTCTCCATGTATTCATCACTCAGGCCAAAAAAAGTCTGCCCCGAAAGGCACCTCCAGTTCCTGTTCATAACCACATGCAGGACACGAAAAATCGTCGATTATTTGAATGTTTGGAGAACATTGCCTGTAGACACCCCGTAGGTACTTTGAGTCCACAGCGGTCAAATTTTCAACGACATGATTGATAACTTTGGGTGTATCGAAGTCATTTACGGAGACAATAAACCTTTTAAGTTGATCTGATACATTTCGTTCTGGAGAATTATTTTTATTTTGTTTTTGAGCTTTGGCAACCATCTCAACTTCATCTTGACCCTTAAGAAGTCTAATCTCGACCTTAAACTCTGTCTTTGGAAGCCAACAAACAAAGGTGCCTCGGTCTGTTTTGGTGATTCCAATATCTTCGAGCTCTTCTGGAGTTGTGACAACGGCTTTATTTAAATCAAATTCGTGTGGCGTTACGGTTGTACAATTCGGGCATGTTGCCTTGGTGCTATAAATATTACCATATGCTGATCTTCTTGCCGCAATAATAATAGCATTTCTATCTCCGACCAAGAGAGACTTTGCGTCAATTCTTTGATCATAGATAAGAGACGATAGAAGACGTTCAATTGCAAGACCTTTCTTAAGCAAAGAGCGTGAGGTTAGAATGTCCTCATCCTTTGCTGTCATAAAGCGAATTTCAATTGTCTCTTCTCCGCAAAGAGGATGACCTTCTGGATATCCTTGTCCTTGCGATGGTAGCTCAACATGTTCTGTTGGAGCGACGAAATCCATTGGATTTGGCAGCGATGATGCTGCTGGAGATTCTGAACCACCGTCGCCTCGTGGTCCAAACCTTTCTTCATTGTTTCTACTCAAATTTCACCTCTCTGTGTGAGTAATTAAATATCTAGGTAATTGCTAACAGGCACATACTCTGCCCAATCGTACTTGATGTCTAAAGAACATTCTAATAATTCATCAGAGGAATAATCTAACTCGCCCCATGAAATATTTGTTATTATTGGATTAACTAAAAGCCAAGTGTTAATAGTGTTTCCATGCTCATTAAGCAAATTAATTGAAATTGATCGATTTAAAGAAGAATTAGCACCTGTTGGATTCGGAGTTCCACCAATCAAGCCAGATCCAAAACTATTCTCAATTGTCGAAGCTTTTTCGGTCGTTGTTAGCTTGGAGCTAAATTGTCTTGGGTTTTGTTCTTCATTTGGATTGTAGCCTAATTTATGACCATCGCCTGACTTTTTATATCCTTCATTTGGGATGTCGGGGTAATAATAGCCTGAGTTATTTAAAATATTAAACAACATTTCGGTTGTATCATCAAAGCCTCTAACCATAGCAGCGCTCTGCACATCAACAAATGTCATTTTAACTGGTTGCCATGTTGGGATGCCGGGATAATTAAATTTATGATTGATTAAAGTATATTCTTTAGTTGCAACCTCAACCGATGGAAGGGTGCAAGTTTTAACATTAAATAATTTGTTGCCTCCCCCAAACTCAACAATGAATTTGTTTTTTCTTTTAGGGTATACGTTTGGGGAGGTCCACCATGACATGTTAAGCTCTATGCAGGTCCAAAGAACTCGGTGCTGTTATCGTTTGATGCCTGTCCACCAGAAACATCACATACAGCGTAATCAAAACGAAGTTCTAATTCAATCTCGCCGAGATCATCATTATCATAAGCCAACTCAGGAAGACTGACATTAGTAATGAAAGGATTGTGCAATGTCCATTGCTCGATAATCTTTCCATCAGCATCAATCTGCTGAATCAAGATGTTTGAAATAAACGCTGATTGAGCTTTTCCTTTTGACATTGAAGAGAATTGAGACGCAGCAGATGCTGGGATCTTATATCCTGAATCAACAATCAATTGAAGAATATTGGCGGTTGCGTTAGGAGAAGCAGGATCAACAAGAGTCATAGAGATCTTGTCCCACTCAACACGACCGGGAAAGTAAAAGTGGTGATCCATGAAAGAATGCTTTGCTTCGGTAACAGTAAACTTAGGCTTACCAACCTTCTTTGCGAACCAAACAATTGGACCATTTTGTCCGGTAAGACCTTCAAATGTGATTTGAAATCTATAATTTCTTTTTGGCTCGGAACCGGGGTTATATTGGGCAGACCAGAATGTCATTGAATTAATCTCCTATTATTAATAATTATCACGTTACACAAATTCTGCACCGGTGTTGGTAACGATTAGATCAACAACGATGTATTCAATTGCTCTTGTAGGCTTGATGTAAATCTTTGCGTACAAGATGTTTCTGTCAATAAGGTCAGCAGTGGTTGTGGTCTCGTCAAGAACGATCTTGTATTCGGTTACACCGAGGTTTGCTTGGACATTTGAGAGAACGCCGTCTGCTTGAGACTTGAATCGATTCCAAGTTGTTTGAACATTTGGTTCAAAAAGAAGTCTTCTTGAAATATTTGAAAGCTCGTTCTTAAGGTAAATAAGAAGTCTTCTAACATTAATTCTGTCAAGAGCAGATGGGAACGCTTGAAGTGTCTTCTGACCGAAGATAACAATACCTTCGCCGGGGAATGAAGCGATTGGGTTAATGTTGTATTTGTAAAGAAGATCTCTGTCTTTTGATGAAAGAGCTTCACGAACATTAACAACGCGAGGTCCACCAACGCCGCCGAGAGGACTCAAGCCACCACGGGTAAATCCAGCAGGAGCGAACCAAAGTTCTGATTGGGCGGTTGATCCAGCGAAGGCACCGACAGCAGCAACAGAAGGCGGAACCCAAAGCTTACCAGAAGCAGTTCCAGTGTTGGTGCTTACCTGAACCCATGGATGGAAAGCGCACGCATAACTTGAGTTAAGTTTTCTAAGCTTTGCTCTATTAACTGTGTCCTTGGCAATATAATAAGTTTCAGAAGCTGCTTCTGTTGTTGGAACATAAGCTTGCTCGAGATCGATAATACCAAGAAGGTCTTTTCTGGTCTCGCAAGTTGAGATAACTTTGTCGGTAATTGCTTTAACAGTTACACCGGGAACACTAAGAGTGTTTGCGATAACTTGCTCGTTATCTTTAATAGAATCAATAGCAAGATTCAAAGAATAAACCATTGCGTTATTGATGTCAGCACCACCGTCTAGAAGGGTATTTCTAAAAGGTTCTTTCTCGGTTACATCGAGGCCATCACGACCACCCCAAATTGGCATAACAAATTGCTTGATTTCAACACCTGATGAAGCATTTGGATCATCTCCGAGAAGATCTGAAGAACCAGAAGTTGCTGTGAAAGAAGTTCCAGCAGCACGTGATCCAGAAGTATAAGTTACAGTTCTAGTACCAGAATCAACGACAAGGTCATCCATTGAGAAAACAAAAGAATATTCGTAATCACCAGAAGCAGAGTAAGATTCGATATCAGCAGGAAGACCTCTTAAGTAATCTCCGAAACCAGCGTCATTTCTTGACTCATTTGCTGCGGTCTTTGGACGAATTCCGTAGTATACTTCGTATTCGCTAACAGGGCTTCCTTCAGAACCAGCGTCTCGGAGAGCGAGAGAAGGAAAACGGAATGAAGCAGAATAGTTTGTTGGCAAGTATGCGAAAATATCTGAACTAACACCACCAGCATAAGGCATGTCGGCATTACCTTGGACAAAAGCGCCTGCGAAATTTTCAGCAGAACCAGAATCTGTTGCGCCAAAAGTTTGTGCCTCGAAGGATCCTGAAATCAAAGAAAATCCTTTTGGACGAACAGGGCCGAGGAAACCAAATGGAACAAGACCATCGGCACCACCAGCCTCAACCAAACCATCAACCTCAACTCGGAAGTAATTTGAAATATTTGGTTCAGAACCTTTAACTCGGTATCTTCTTTCTGCTGGAATCCACTCAAAGCTGGTATCACCAAATCTTTTAACAATATAATTATCAGATTGTGGATTAAGATCACAGCCTGCCATGGTCTCGAGAGCATTGCCATTCATGTCCATTGTTACAACATCGAATGTCGCAAAAGCATTAACGGTAACATCATTTGGAGCTGTAATATTGCTAATTCCAACCATAATATTCTTTTGAAGATCAGAACCTTCATGAAGAGAAACAAGACGGAAAAGTTTTTGAGCATCCTCGGCAACATAAGAAGCAGCAGGACCAGTATCTTGAGCAATAACCCAGCCTGATTGTGCAACTCTCATTTTTTGTTGCCAATTACCCCAGTTAGCAGCAGATCCACTTTGAAGAGGAAGAATGATACCGTATACCTCACCAGCATTGCTGTTTGTTACGTTATCTGCGAGATCTCTTTCAAATGTTTCTCCAAGCCAATAGTTTTTAACTGAAGAATAAAGCGCAGAATTGGTCAGCACAGGATTTGTATTCATTTTAGAACGAATATAATTTGATTGATCATCTCTGTTAAAGTTAACAACATGAGATTCAGCGACAGAGCCGCCAGAGCTCCAAATGTCAATTTGAAAACCTCTACCATCTACCGAGGACTTAATAAGAGTACCAGCGGAAGAAGTAGTATCGCTAGAGCCAGCAATTGTACCAGAAAGCGTAATAGCACCTGCGGTTGCATAAAGAATGGCTGCAAGCGAGCCTGTTGGATTAGCATTAGCAGAAGCTGAGTTTACCATAAACAAGCCGTATGCTGTTGAGTTGCTAGCAACAGCAGCGTTTAATCCAGCTACAGACCAGCCAGCCTTAACACCGGATGTTTGAGAAGCATCTTGCTCACCCAAAAGACGAACAAATGTAACAGGAGATGTTTGAGAAGCTAGATGAGCCTGAGCAGCAATACCGGCGTATTGTGGTCCAAGGATATTTCCTTGTCTCCAAACATCAGAAGTTGAACCAGCAGTTCCAAGAACAGGTTCACCAAAAACAGAAACAAAGTCTTCGTATGTATTGATCAAAACAGGCTTAAGAGCGGGTCCTCGCTTAGCGCGCCCAATTAAAATCGGTCCGGGCTCTTGTGCTTGAGCTGGAAGGATTGAGCGGTCGATCTCTCTGATATTTACACCGGGAGACAAAAAGTCAAATTTAGTAGCCATTAAAGTATCTCCTATAATTTAATGTTATTCGTATTAAATAGTTATTTAAATAGTCAATAACCCTATCATACATAATTCTTATCATCACCAATATTTTTTACTATTCTTTCTCCGACCAACTTAACCTCGACAATGTTTTCTTTGGTGACGACTTGAGGTTTAGGATCGTTTGCGCCAAGGCCATGAACATAACCAAGAACCTTAACTTCAATTTTGGTTGAGAAATATCTTTCTTCTTCTCCGAGATTGTTTGCATTGTTGTCTTGCGTATAATCTTGTTGAATAAAAGCTTCATAACGATAACCATTCTTTGTAAACACAAACGAATTGATTTGGCCTGTTGATGTTATCAAAGGTAAAACCAAATCATTCATTTGCTGCTGATATTCTGTTCTAATTGTTAAAGAATATGTAATGGAAACGTAAACAGGTATCGGGAGGTAGATTTCATCGTAAACAATTTTTTTTGTTATTGTATGGCCTGTATTTGCCGCACCTTTTGAGTCTCGATTTAAATCGTTCTCCATAAACTCGGAGGACTTAACTTGAATAATTCTTCGTCCTTGCAATGAAGGATTATTTTTGTAACCTCGAGGTCCCGTTGCTGGAATTAAATGATTTGCCTGATGAGAGCCTTTAAATGAAGGATCTTTGACAACAGATGTTCTTTCGATGTTTATGGTAGGCAAGCGAAGTTTGCCCGAAGAATCGCGAAGGGTTGCATCGTTTTTGACTTGAAAAGCACGTTCTGCGGCTGTCCAGATAACAGGAACTTTCTTAAAGCCACCGTTCGAGGTCACATGAAGATTTAATTGTTCATCAATATACTCATAAAAGCCAACATCAATATTTTCTAATGTTGATGCTTCAATTGTCTGTCCGTTAGTCTCAACTGCCATTGAATAATCCGTCCCTTGCTCTTATGCATTGTGCTGATACTTCAAAACGATGCTCGATTTGGCCAAATAATTGTTTTGGCTCATTTAACTTAACTATCTCGTAAAAAAAATCTCCGTATCTTACGAAGTCGCCTTCGCGAACAAAAAGGTTCTGATCTTCAGTCAATCTTCGTTTATGAAAGTTGACTTTGATATTTGTTGTTTTATCTAAACCAACGCCTTCAAGGAATGTTGTTTCAACTCCTTCATATTCAACAAGAGCATAGACTCTGATTGGATGAAGAAAAGTTTTTTCAATGGCCTCGCCATATATTGGATGGAAGTTGGTGCGAGACATATCGATGGGGAAGTAAAGGACCTGTTGGCCGATGACCCTTTCGATGATCTCATCATTGACTTGTTTAACAAGATTTCGCTCCTTCTCTCCCAGAAAGAGAGGAGGTGGTGGAGATGCGGGCTTTGACCATTTG